TTCTTATTAAAGATGACTATGTCATCTCCCAGAATTATAAACGGTGAGTGACCAAGCCCTAAAGAAAAGGCTAGTGACTCTGTAAAGAACACGTGTGTCAGACCCAACATAGCGAAGCTTGGTAAGCTTCCTAGAGGTTGACCTACTGTCCACTCGTTCAGATATCCCTCATCTTCCCATTTCGCAGCAGCTACGGTTTCAAACAGGTTCAGACTACGAGCTTCGGTCTCGTTAAGAGCACCGAAGATAGAGCTAAATTGCTTCAATATAAAGAAGCCCCAGCTCCTCGGAAGGTTATCTGTCGCCTTTGATAGGTCGACAGAACCTTGGTACAGATGGTCATTATTGACTCTATTCTGTACCCTCGTGTCGAATTTATCCTGATTGAATGTAGCATCCATAGGCAGTCTCTTTAGAACAGAGTACGCCCTAGCTGCACCTGGTGAGAGAGCAAGCTGAATAAAGCGGTTCGGAACTGCTATATCACGCAGTTCAGTTCCTCCACCCTTCTTAGCTATATGATGGATATGTCCAACATATTCGCCAGATAGTATAGTGGTAGAGGAGAAGATATCGTTATATACGATATCTTCACCCCATAGTACATCATTAAGATGCTCAGCTACTTCCTCACTTAGGAAAGAGTCTACAAAGTCTAGTTCCTCTGGAGAAAGTGGAGACCCGTGGTCGTTCATGTGTAATGAACATAAATCCGCGAAATCCGCCTCATAACTACTAGAGTAGTTATCAACCTCCAGATAGTCTTTGTATATCTCTGGGAAGACAAGTTTATGACTGTGAGAAGACAAATCTTCGCACCAACCAGCCTTAATGGTACTGTACCATTTCTTCCAATAAGACATCCAGTCTTTCAAGGAATGATGCTTACAGTATCTAGAGCCGAATACATCATGTCTCTGTGCATAATAGTAGTATTCTACTTTCTGCTTAGGAGTTTGAGATAATATCCCAAACCATTGAGACAGGAATGTAGGGATAGAATCAGAGGATTCTACCGCCTTCAAACGCTTATAAGTAGCAGTAGCTGCTTCATCAGCTGTTTGAACTGGCTTATTTGGAGCTGTATACAGCTTCAAAAAGTTTAGAACAAGATGAGGATGAGTATCCGCATAAGCGAATAACATCTTCAGCTGCCCATTTTGCTTGAAACCAGATTGTTCCAAGTAATGCGGCAAGTTGGAGATTCTGTCCGAGTCTGCACGGTAGGCCATGATAGCTTGACGTAAGTTCTTGAACTTACGCTGTGCTTCCTCTATCCCACAGTTGGTTGCTATTCGAAGATACTTTTCTAGCCAATACTTCTTAACCTTACGGTTAAGAGGTATTGATTGTAGTATTACTCTATTGGTTTTAGGTAGTTCATGATAGAAAACATCAGTTTTCTTAGCAAATTTATTTGCATTTGTCATTGAACATTCCTCCTTTCCGTTATTCTTAATTTAATAAGAGTAGCGCATCGGCTAACCCATAGATTGATACACAATCATCGGCGAGAAGTGTTTCTCGCAAGGAGCATAACACCTGTTAGTTTAGATGCTTACTATCGGTTACCAGCCG